AGGGGGATTGGGGGGATGACTGTTAGGAAGAGCGAGTGAATGCGGAGCTGTGGAATAACAAGAAAGTAAATGCGAATTCAAATTCAAACCATGATTATGAGAAAAATTAAAAATTTTTTGGTATGTAATGTTTTCTGTATTTAATTTATATATTTTTCTTTTTAATTTTTTTATTTGGTTTATTTGTGAATTATTATTTTCAATGCTTATTTCTAATTTATTTTTTAATATTGCGTTTTCTGCGCGCATTTCATAACATAATTTCTCTTGAGTTGAAAAAAGTATTTTAAATTCGTCCATATTATTTGTTAATGATGGTAATGTTAATTCGGGTGAATCAAACACATTAGCACTGACATTTTTATTATTTACATCATTGACATTATTAACATTATCTTTATCTTTACCATTTTCTATTAGTTTATTATATTTAAAAAAATATGACATACGGCAGCACATTAATTATAACCTGGTAATATGTTTATATGTTTATTTCCATTTTAAACTATTATTTTTAAATAATATTTTATAATTTTCTATATCTCTCTAAAAAAATATACAATAAAAATATTATATAAATATTATATATTTTTATAATATTTAAATATAAATATATAATTTTAATAAAAATAATGGACCTTATTATTCAAGAAATCCCTCAATCAAAAACACCAACTGTGTGTTTAAATATGATTGTAAAGAATGAAACTAAAATTTTATATCGTTTATTCGATTCCGTTTTAAAGGTGATTGATTGTTATTGCATATGCGACACAGGTTCTACAGACAACACAATAGAATTAATACAAAAATATTTTACTGAAAAGAACATTCCAGGAAAAATTGTAAGCGAACCGTTTAGAGATTTCTCCCATAATCGCAATTTTTCATTGCGGGCTTGTTTGGGAATGTCAGATTATGTATTATTTATGGACGCAGACATGATGCTCTATACAAGTGACAAATTATTTTCAAAAAATTTGTTAACACTTGATTTTTATTATATTTTACAAGGATCCGATGATTTTTATTATAAAAATGTAAGAATTGTAAAAAATGATGGACGATATTCATATGCGGGAGTCACGCATGAATACACGAATACACCACAAAATGCCACAAGCGGCACATTTGAAAAAAATGTAATTTTCATTAATGACATCGGCGACGGCGGTTCTAAGGGGAATAAATTTACTCGAGATGTAGAATTGCTTACAAGGGGGATCGAGGAAGATCCAAAGAATGATAGGTATCATTTTTATTTGGCAAACACTCTTCGTGATATGGGAAGGACAGAAGAAGCAATTGAAATGTATAAAAAACGGATTAAATTGGGCGGTTGGAATCAAGAAATATGGTTTAGTTATTATCGCATCGGTTTCTGTTATAAACAACTAGGAAAAATGCCAGAAGCAATCAAGGCGTGGTTAGACGCATATGATATCATACAAGATAGAATAGAAAATATATTTGAAATTGTGCATTATTACAGAGTGATAGGTCAGCAAAGATTATCCAAATTATTTTATGATATTGCCAAACGCGTTATTCAAGAGTCTTCACCCTCTGAAAGAAAACATTTTCTATTTTTAGAGAATGCCGTTTACACTTACAAGTGTGATTACGAATATACAATTATTGCATATTATCTTAAAGATAAACATGTCAAAATTCCCATTTTAAATGTTTTAAATCACTGTGATGATACTAATATAATTAATAATGTATTTTCAAATATGAAATTCTATGAACTTAAATTGATTCCGCAACTTAAAAAAACTATGACCTTTAATATGCAACACACAATAAACAACGTATCGTATAATTTTAATTCGTCTAGCAGCAGCATCCTTCCGAAACGCGACAATAGCGGCGGATTCATCATGAATGTAAGAATTGTTAATTACACAATTGATGATAAAGGAAATTATCACGGTTGCGAAAAGCACATTATCACAATTAATAAATATCTCGAACTTTCAAAAACTTTTGAAATCGAAAGAGAGAAATTAATTGATGTCGATTATGTTGACAGAAGATACATGGGAGTCGAAGATGTTAGATTATTTTACGACGATTTGACTGGAACGAAAATGTCATTTATAGGCGTCGGTTATCATAAAGAAAATATGATTGGTGTTGTTCACGGAAAATATTATAACCCGTTTGATATTAACGAAGTAAACAATATCTCTTATTCTTATAACGCCGAAACCAATGAGAAAACTATACGCATTATGCCAGTTGAAATAAAAGCAGAATTTAACGCAAATTCTCAATGTGAAAAAAATTGGATTTTTGCACATATTGGCGGCGAAAAACGCGTAATATATAATTGGAGCCCGCTCCATATTTGCAAAATTAACGACGATGAACCCGAAATCTTAAAGACGGTTTCTTTCAAACATGTATCACAATATCCCAAGTTTTTTAAACACATTCGCGGCTCTACTTGCGGGTTTACTTTCAATAATCAGATTTGGTTTATTGTTCACATTGTATCGTACGAACAGCCTCGTTGTTATTATCACATGATGCTCGTGTTTGAAAATGACGAAAATATGACACTTCTTCGATATAGCCCTATATTTAAGTTCGACGAGCACTGCATTGAGTATTGTATAGGACTCATTGTTGAAGATTCGCGCATCATAACCACGTACAGCACGTGGGATAGAACTACAAATATTGCAATTTATGATAAAAAATACATTGATGACATGATGATTGATTACGTGAAGTTATAATATTGTTATTAGTATTTATGAATTGATTATATGATTTATTTTTTTGAATTATATATATTATAAAATTGAAAATTATAATATATTAATACACACACAAACAACACAACCCAACACAACAACCCGTAAAACGCAACATGATGGTTTTGAAGTTTTTGAAAATGGATTCAAATCGCGCACACACAAATATTAATGAATCTTTATCTTTTCAAAAAAGACAACAAACCGGTGATTATAGTTTGGTGTTAGAATTCTTCATATTTATATGTATATATCTCATATTGGTTCTTGTCATGACAATTAACAGGCATATTCATTATCATTCTAGTAAATTGGATATTGATCTGGATCCGGATTCCAGCAGTGAAGACGAAGGCGACGACGAAGACGAAGAATACGACTCATCATCATCAAGCAACAACGACTCCAACTCTAATCAAAATGAAAATACACAACCACCACCATTATTGTTGAATCAGAATCCTCGTAGAAGTCAACGATTAATATCTAGAGCCGATTGCAACTCTCCTCTTTCAATTCGTCGTCGTTTGACTTATTCTCCAACAATTTAGTATATTCAAATAAACAAATAAACTTAAACTATTTATTATTATGCACTCGAAATCGTGGGTACATTACCTTTATCAGTAATATCTTTACCAATTTTTTTATTCACATCATTCACCTTTTGTTTTAATACCGTTGTGATTGTATCCATAGTTGATTTTATATTCGTCGCATTATCATTTACATTTTTTGATGTAGAATCTACAATCGGCTGAAGCGTATTTACTTTTCCAGATAGTACTTCGGTTCTCAAACTATCTGCATCCGCCGTTTCACTCAGAGACATCGATTCAACAAATGATGCCGATGAAGGAAACAAAATATATTTTAATATAATACCTCCAAAAAATATTATATATCCAAATATAACCATATTTGACAGTTCTAAATTAAATCTTTTAAAGTTCATTTTTTTGTTTATTGTGTTTATTATATTATTATTATTATTATAATATAATTTAATTAATAGGATTATTATTATACTATATAAATTACTGTGTTTTATCTTTATTTGCAATAATTGCCTGAATTGCCTGTTGATTCTTTGCATTATCAGACGTGTTTTTTTTAACAGTCGGCAACAGTCCTAAAACAGTTGCCTGCATGGAATCTATTTTTGATCCAAGTGCATCTATTTTTGCCTTGTAAGTTCCTACAGTTACACCAATGTCTTCCAATCCACCAGAGCCACCAGAAGAGCCACCAGATTCAAGCCCCTCTAAAACACCACCATTAAAAAACTGCATCATCATTATTCCAAATAAAAATAATATAAACGAATAAATTATTATATCTCTGCACATCATTTACGAATATAAATTATATATATAAAATATAATTTATATTAATACAATAATAATATTCATATTTTAATTATTTCTTAATTGCATCAGGGCGCATTTGGACATTGTGTTATCGGCGGTGGAGAATATTCTGGTGTGCGCAAATTAGCATTGGCATCTTCTTGTTCAGAGGTGTGCGCCAACGACGTGAGAGCGGGCATCGGGCATTCAAGCGGGTGTTTAGTCGGATTTAGATGCAGCATGTGCATTTGAAATAAAACAGACATCTGATTTACAAATTGAATCACATATGACATGCTGACGCGATCTCCACGCATTTTCAAAATATTTATATATTCATCGTGCAATTTAAACAGGTTGTTACGAAATTCTCTCGGAAAATCTTTTAGCGGCATTGTTTTATACACATAACAATTCATATAGTTTGTGTGTAGTGCGCGCGTATAATTATACAGGCTTTCTTGATAAACGCTAAATGCGAACTCGTCTTCTGGATATCTCTCATAATGGTTCCTCAAATAACCCAGCTTTTTCAAGTGTAAATACACAAACCCATTTTTTGCATAATCCCCCCTTTTATTCTTTGCAGATTCATAATTTGGATTACGGAATTTAAAACGTTCGCCGGACACGGTTCGAAACATGACTCCCGGATAATAATAAAGGGAGTCTCGCGATGCGTATGTTTTTACTATTTTATCAAAATCATCTTGACACTTCATTGTGAATCTGGCAGGATGCGCAACTTTTGAAAAGCTTCCCCATTTTAAAACAGACCTATTCATTTCATACACATTTAAATTGTCGATTAAATAAATTGCAATAATGTAAAGCGACGTGGTTTTTACAGGCGCAACAATTACATTATCCGGATGCTTCATTACAAAACTGTAAGAATATTCTTTTGGCAAATCATCAAAGTTTAAATTCGCATTAGCGCATGCTTCCAAAAACATGCTTCTGAAACATTTTCCACCCACACCTTTTGCTCTTTGTGGTGAAACTACATTTTTTGTTGAAAATTCCCATTTTTGCACATCATTCGCCGAATTATAAAATAAATTAATCATTGTGCCCTCTACAAATTCTTCGGCAAATTTTATACATCCAATGTCAATGCCATCAGCACCGTCAACATTGCCATTTTTAGACACACACATCGGCGGAGCAAAACCAACCAGTTCGCGATGTTCGTTTGCAACAACCGAACGAACATAACGAACGTGATTACCATCTTCACAATCCACCGCGCCTGCAGCATCATTCAAGTGTTTGCGAAGTCTAATTTTATCATATTTAATTAAATGATATAACCCAGTTTCTGTTTTCGCAGACTTGCAGTTAATGAACGTATTCGATGACTTGAACTCTGCGGTTGCGCCTGTTGCACTCTTGAATTCGCTCATTCCCGGAACATGACTCAAATCAAATTTATAACACATTTCTGATGGTTCTTGATCTTTCATTAGTTTCATTAGATAAAGACGTTTGGGTTCGTATGAATTAATACTTGCTGTTTCTTTATATTCATTATATTAATTATTAAAATACATTTAACAACTTCTGAAACTTTCTACTGTTTTTTTGGTTATTTTTTTATTGTATTTGTAATTATTTGTAATTATTTGTAATTAATAATATAACTGTAAAAGTTTATAGAATTTTCTCTCAATATTATAGTATATTATATTATTTATATTATTATACATTTTTATGAGTGATATAGACAACCCTAAAACTAAAGCCACATTGGAAGAAAAGAACAAGCTGTATCTAGGAGATGAAATTAAAATAAATTCCTATGATTCTAACTCCAAGTTGAAACAGTTTTCATATGAAATAAAATACATTGATTCCGCTTCATTGAAATTGTATAATAAAGAAACTCGACTCACGCTAGATGTGGAAATTAACAATGGTAAAATACAAAAAGTCGAAGGAGAAGATGTTTCAGATATTCAGATTTTAAAACGAAAACCAAGTCATAAATATGTCGAACAATCCGGATTTAAAATTGACATGACGCTCTCAATAGAGTTATCAGACTCATCATCAGAAAATGTAGACAATCCGCTTATTATTTTTTGCAAAATTGTAGACGTTGACGCGATTCAAGATGTAATTGAAATAAAATTATTAATTGACGGACCGGGCGCTGTATTATCGTCCTCCTCCACAGAATCCTCAAAAATAAAACACGATTTTCAAGAGAGCATTTTTGTACATTTTGGCTGCAGCGGTTTACCATTGTGGATAAAGTCCATCAAAATTATTGAATTCAAACCCCAAGCCAAACCATTGTTTGTTGGAGAGCAACAAGAACAGCAAGAACAAGAACAAGAACGGGAATCCGGAATTGATATCGATTTAGCCGATTTGTTAGACGAGGGCAATAAAATATTTGCAACAATAATGTACGAGGTTCCGTCGTCTCAAAGAATTGTTTCAGAAAACAAACAGTATGACGACTTGTTAGAAAATATTATTTCGTCAATTCCTAAAAGCAAACGCACCGATGCGGCACTGAATGGCATTCATAGAGGAATTGAACGTTTTTTTCAATTACGAAAGGAATATTCGCTTTTTGATAAAAATGGCATTCCAAAATTGCCACCACACCTCGATGAAAACGATAAACCGTCTATAAACCGCATTAAAAATTTAGATGTGAATTTACACTGGGTATTGCCAGTTGTAGAAAATATTAAAAAATTATATGACGATGATGCCGCAGATCCAACAGAGGCAATCTATGATTTAAGCGAACAGATTATAGAACAAAAAAATATCTATCCTGACAAAAATGCTCCATACAATCCCAGATTAATGGAAGATATAAATTCATACTTGATGCCATTCGAAAATCCCAAACAAAATCCAGATAATAAATATGTTCTTCAAAATGCACCCGTTCAAGCAAATATTCTCACATTATCCGCGAATAATAATGTTATTTCCAAAAATCCAAACCCCATGTTGTACATTGACCGCGCATATAATGTTGGATTAACAAAATTAGAATTTGAAGATGTTAAATCAAATGCTGTAAAACGCGCCGAATTAACTCCGAATGATCATGCATTCGTAACCTCATTCATCACGCTGAATAAACAAGCCGTTCAATTGTCTCAGATTAATTTACCTGACACTAAATTAACAGATCGAATTTTAATGAATTCCTTATACCTCAATACTTGGTCGCACATAATTTATGAAATAGAAACCAGAAATGATATATCAAGTGAAATTATAAATGTGAATGCAATTCCAAATGTTGAGGGCAGTATCGGAGCTGCAGGTATATTTTCAACCACAATTAAATTTACTCCAAATGAATCCATATCAAAATCCACAATTAAAATAAAACAATTCATAAATTCATTTGTTCCCAGAAATCATGATGCATTTTTAACATTGGAATCAGGACTTGGTCGCTGCCTATCATTGCACGAAATTATATATGCGCTCCAGCCTTTTTTAATCTATAATAAAGACGTTACCGAACAACAATATGATGTGATGCGATCATTTGTAAATAAGAATATTTCCGAATACATGAAAAAGTTGGCAGCATCTTCTTCTAAATTTAAAAAGCTTGTTAATAAAAATACAATCACACCTTTTGAGTCGTTGGAAATGTTTTATGATGTTTTTAGCGATGACGGCAGCGGAAAGCGCGAGCGCCGCAGCGATTTAAAATCATCATTTCATAAAAAAATCGTATTGGCTGACGATGAAACTACATCTATGGATGAAATATTTAAACTTTATAGTTTTAATGAACACAAACAAGCGTCATCCGACACATTTCTCTCTTCTTCCGAAATATTAAAATCGATTCTTGATACTGATTATGCGCGATTATTTATGGACGTGATTGCGGTTGAAAATTCAGATTTGACATCTTCCGAAATCGACACCATTTTGAAAAGGGAAGAGCGCGATTTGAAGGAAAAAATGTCACACGAATCATCCGATTCTAAAATTTGTAAAAAACGCGAAATCGTTTTGAGTCGGTTATATTTGTCATTGGGTGCGCTGGAAATAGACAATGGAAAGTCTGACCTGTTATTTGATGAAAAATACGATTCATCTGGAGAACGCGCCGTAAAAAATGGCGATTATGCAGCATTAAAAATTATTGACTCCGAAGACAATTCAATTCGCTACGATTATTATGTTAGAAAAACAAATGAATGGGTCGCCGATAAAGACCCCGAACTCCAAAAGGTTGATATCAACGACCCGTCCTATTTTTGCAATGTTCCGTCGGAAACAAACCCAAAACCGTTGTGTTTTTCAATAAACCAGAAATGTCTTGATAAATCGAAAGCTGAATCGTCCTTGCTCAACGATTTGACCAGTAAAATTATGAATGAATTCGATTATAGCGGTGAAATGAAAAAGAAGAATCTTGATGACATATTTTTGCGCGACTTGAAAAATATAAAGCTTCTTGGAAAGTTGAAAATTTTTGAAATATTAAAATATAATCAAAAAAAATATTTGTTGGGACAGGAAAATAAAAAAAAGGCGGAACCCGCTGTAGTCGCCAAGTCTCCATACCAGGACATTGTAAATTGCATACTTGGCATGGATGACATCGGTAAAAAATATCAGTGCGTATTAGATTTAGTAAATAGCGATTTATTTGTTAGAGACGCGTTGCCAGATGAAGACGCTCGCTGGTATTATTGCAAAGTATCAAACGTTCGCCTATTGCCAACTTTTTTTTATGAAATTGCCAAAAATTATAATCCGATGGATCCCAAATCCACAAAATATTTGACAGCGGTTGCACGCGTTGAAAAAACAAACGGCAAACGAGAAGGCGACCGAATTATAGATAAATTCAGCGGGTATTCTATCTCAAAAATCGCATTCGTTTCGGAAAGTTGGATGGGCGAAGGCGGCGGCGAAGAAGGTGGCGGCGGCGAAGAAGCGCAACAATTATTGCGCATGGAAGAACAAATGGCATCCGATCCAACAACAGTAAACTCGGGCGAAATTATTGATGTAAACATTCAAAGCGAAGGGGTTGGAGAGGGTGGCGAGGAAGAAGGTGAGGGTGGCGAGGAAGAAGGTGAGGGCGGCGAGGAAGAAAAAGAAGAAGAAGAAATAATTGAAATAAAAGAAGAAGATGAAATCATGTTAAATATTATTACTCACTATGAAAATTCATTATCTATTTTATTAAAATATAAAGATAAACGATTTATTGTAGAAACCATTCGATTACTTCTTCCTTCAAAAAAAACAAGGGAACAATATGAAACAGAAAAAAAAACAACTGTGGAATATGATGCGTATGAAAAAACATACAATCAATATTTGATTTTTTATTCAATGGCATTAATAATTATAGTAATACAAACATCTATTCCGCAAATAAAAAGCAAAACAACGTTTCCGAATTGTGTAAAATCATTTGGGGGCTATCCTGGGGGAAGCGAAACCGACTTGTCTTTTATTATTTACATGTCGTGCATTGCTCAAAAAACAAAAAGCGATTTTGCCCCCTGGAACTCGATAAAAAAAATTAATCAAGATAAAATGAGAGATACTCTATTTAATTTAATAAAAACAAAAATAATAAACCAACCTCAAATTCAGTCTCGCGTCGAGCTGAAACGCGATTATGATGCATCAAAACAAACCCAACTGTTACAACAACAATCTTCAAAATATGCGTCAAAAACAAATATTGCATCGTCACACTTCCGACCATTGCTAGTAGACCCGTCCATTTTAATTGTTTCAACTCCAATGCCCGTTACAAAAACGTATTGCGATGACCTGAAACGAAACCTTAAAAATGGAAGCAACTTGCAAACAGAAAAAATATTAGTATTGCAATCTAAAATTATACATTTCTCATTGATTGTTCAAAAACTTATCCAAGAAATCATTTCATCGCAGACAAAAGATAAATCAACACTTTTGTCTAAAAATTATATTCAAAATGCGTGTTGTAATGAGCGTGAACGCGAAGACGGAGGAGGCACTATTACCACCATATTAGATTATATGATAAAACAAAATCCTAATATTAAAAATTATTGCGACATGGTTGAATGTACAACTGCAATACTGCTCGACGTGCACAGTCTCAGCGAAGCTTCAATAATGTTGGACCCAAAAGACACGCGGATCTTGTTCCCGGAATTAAGCACGAATTTTGACGAATCCACAATTTACAACGCGTTTATGACATATTGCAACTATGGAAACAGCGGAAACAGCGGAAACAGCGGAAACAGTCGCGACGCCGAATTATTAGGAGACATTCATAAAATTTGTAAATTTAAAAATACGTTTGGAGAGAATCGCGAAATTTTCAATATGCTAAAATCCGCACAAGATTTAGATCATTCCAAAAAAATCGAAATGATTAATAAAATAAAAAACGAATTTAATATTGATTATACAGTTAAAGACCTTCAACATTTGTTACAGTTGATAAATCGACAAACAATGAAACCAATGAATGAGGCGCGAGTGGGAACATATGCCGAAAATTTGAATCGAATTTTATTGAAAGCAGCCGAAGATTTTAAAACGAAAAAACAAAAATCGGGATCAGCAGGAACAACGGGAACAACAGCAGAGTCCATAATATTTCCAGAAGACTTGATAATTGCATTAAAGAATTATAACGAACATCGCACGCAACCGCATTCGAGAGATTTGCAAAAAATAATTGAAAAAAATACAAAAATCCTCACAGAAAAAAGCACAACATTCTTGAATTTAAAAAAGAAGACCACAATTAATTCAATTTTTCGAACGTCCGAAGATGTGGCGGACGGCATACTGACAAATGGCGGAATCATGCTTTTCAGCAAAACAGAAAACACATTATTAAATGGTGTAAACAATTCATTAGAAGTGTCGGTAGAATTTGTAAAAAATGCAATAAAAAATCTAACACAAGTTTATCCAAATATTATATTCTCTCAAATTCCCGAAATGGAATCTTTGCCCCTCTACATTTCTGGGCAACTTTCTTCCGGAGACAAAACATCAATTATTCGGTTCTCAAATGAACGTATAACAGACGCATTGAATAATTTCTATAAAATTGGAAATAAAAAACCAATTAGTACCATTTTAAAAAATGTCCAGGCATCAACGCTCTTATTGAACGAGGTTGCTGCAAATACTCCCATTTATGACGGCGAATCAAAACACATTACCGTTTTATTATACGAATACTATTTCTTGCTCGCAGTGCATTCATACGTCTATTTATCAGACTTGGTAAAACAAAAACAATCGCGCACTAACAAAATGGAGTCGAAAAAACAAATCGATGTTCAAAAAGAAATTTCTAAACTATTGGCGACTTGTTTTGAATTAATAATAGAGGATAAAAAAATGATTAACAAAAACATTGAAACCGTTCGTGAAAATTACTTGCGCACAATCGATGAAGAAAGAGACGATATTGTGCAAAATGTGGATAAAATGTCGGAAGATCAAAAAGAAATTTATTTATATCATAAAAAATATAAAATGGGCTCTCAATCCATTGGGAAAAATACAGGACTTCGAATATATAATCCTGATTTTGAAACAGAAGAATTGGCGCGCATCGAAAGAATCAATGCTAGGAAAAAAGAAAGAGGGTTCGCCGCTTTATCAACAGACCCAGAAGCACAAGCTCGCGAATACTCGGTCGAAGACGAGGGCGATGCCCCGGATTATGACCCAGATAATGAAAACGAACTTCAAGAAGATGACGGTCAAGAAGAATACGCAAATTCTGCCGAATTGTATCCAGATAGTTCTATCACTCTTGAAGATGAATAAATAATTATTTACATTTTTTTATACCGCATTTTCTTCTTGAATGGATCTCAACG